GAAAAAGATTGGTTAAATGCTTATATCGAACTGTACGCAAAATAAAGATGGGTCTCTGGACTTTGACTTTCATGTAGATCCAGATGAGGCTTCGTTCTTAATGGACTTTAGTATTAAAGAATTAGTCCGTAAAGGTATCTTTCAGATAGCTGCTAATGAAGCTCAACAAGAGTTAGATCTGTTCCAAGAACAAGGAGGTCAAGTACAATGAGTGATGTGAAAACAGCACCAAGGGGTAACTCCCCTGCTTTCCCTTGTGTAGATAAAGACAAGCGCATGTGGACAGGTATGAACCTTAGAGACTACATAGCAATGGAAGCTATGCATGGTCTACTAGAGGCTGATCATGTTAAACGAGATGACATACCAGCAGAGGCTTACAAGATAGCTAATGGTATGTTAGAAGAGAGGGAGAAATTCCGATGAAACATTTAGTAATCCCTGATTGCCAGGTGAAGCCAGGTCAATCTGTAGAATATCTTAGTTGGATAGGTCAGTATGCTTCTGAAAAGAAGCCCGATGTAATAGTTTGTATTGGTGACTTTGCAGACATGCCGTCTCTATCTAGCTATGACATTGGTAAGAAGTCTTTTGAAGGACGTACTTACAAGGCAGACATCAAAGCTGCTCATAAAGGTATGGATGCACTAATGGGTCCTATAGTAGCAGAACAAGAGCGATTGATTCGTAACAAAGATAAACGTTGGACTCCTCGCTTAGTTCTTACTCTAGGTAATCATGAACATAGGATTGACAGGGCGGTAGAGTATGATAGAAAACTTGAAGGTCTCATTTCTACTAGCGATCTTAAGTATGAAGATTACGGTTGGGAAGTGTATCCGTTCCTTGAGGTGGTGGTAATTGGTGGTATTGCTTATTCTCATTACTTTACTTCTGGTGTTATGGGACGACCAGTAACCAGTGCTCAAATGCTAGTAACCAAAAAACATATGTCCTGCTTTGCAGGTCACCAACAAGGACGACAAATTGCATATGCCCGTAGGGCTGACGGTAAAGAAATGACAGCTATTATTGCAGGCTCGTGTTACGAGCACAATGAGGACTATCTTGGTCCACAAGGCAATGAACATTGGCGTGGCTTTTACATGCTTCATGAAGTTAATGATGGGGCGTTTGACGAAATGGCAGTATCAATTAATTATTTAAAGGCGACGTATGGGGCATAATGAGGAACTACTATCATCACTTACAACACAGGTTGGGGGATCTCATTACAAAGAGTTCGCAATCCAACCAGTCGAGTTCTGTTATGTAAATAACATTCCTTATTTAGAAGCTACAGCAATTAAATATTTATGTAGATGGAAGCTTAAGGGTGGTGTTCAAGATCTAGAAAAGGCTAAACACTTTATAGATTTATTAATAGACCTTGAAGATAAATACAAGGATTCGTTTGACAACGAAGATTATGTATAGTATAATATTAAGTAACAACTTTAAAAAGAAAGCAAAATGACATTAACTCTGTTGGAAATTACCAAACGTCTTGCCGCACAGTATGATGAAATTACTCTACTAGAGATCCTGAATATCAGCTCAGAGGATTTAGTAGAGGCTTTCCTTGACCGTATTGAAGACAAGTACGAATACTTTAACAATGAATTATCTGACTATGAGGAAACATATTAATGGCATTAACTGACTACCAAAAGTTTATCCATGCAAGTCGATATGCTCGATGGGTACCAAGTGAAAACCGTCGAGAGACTTGGGAAGAAACAGTAAATAGATACACGGGATTCTTTAAAAATCGTTTTGATGTATTCCCTGAAGAGAAAGTAAATAAAGCTATACGAGAATTAAAAGTAATGCCTAGTATGCGTTGTCTTATGACAGCAGGTCCTGCTTTAGACCGTGATGAGATTGCTGGCTATAACTGTAGCTTTGTAGCAATTGACAGTCCTAAAGCTTTTGATGAAGTGATGTATATATTAATGTGTGGTACTGGTGTTGGTTTCTCTGTAGAACGACAGTTTACTAACAACCTACCAGTTGTAGCTGAGGAGTTCCATGAAACGGACACATCCATTAGAGTTAAAGATTCACGAATTGGTTGGGCATCTGCTTATAGGGAACTCATTAGCTTGCTATATTCTGGAAGATTGCCAAAATGGGATACCTCAGGAATTAGACCTGCAGGAGCTCGACTCAGGACTTTTGGTGGTAGAGCAAGCGGCCCAAAACCTCTTGAAGACTTATTCGCATTTACGGTTCATACTTTTAAACGAGCCGCAGGACGAAAACTAAACTCATTGGAATGCCATGACTTGGTATGTAAGGTTGCTGATATTGTTATTGTTGGTGGTGTTCGTCGTAGTGCGCTCATCAGTCTATCTAATCTAACAGATGATCGTATGCGTAATGCTAAGAACGGTGCTTGGTGGGAAGACAATGTACAACGTGCTCTTGCCAATAACTCAGTAGCATATACGGAGAAACCTGATGTAGGTATCTTCTTAAAGGAATGGGGTACTTTGTATGAGTCGAAGAGCGGTGAACGAGGACTATTCAATCGAGTGGCAGCTACAAAGAAAGCAGCCTCTAACGGACGACGAGATGTTGATGGTCATGACTACGGTACAAACCCTTGCGGAGAAATTATCCTCCGATCTAAAGGAGTTTGTAATCTCAGTGAAGTTGTCATCCGAGAGAACGATACCCTTGCTGACCTTAAAGAAAAGATCGAAGTCGCAACAATTGTCGGGACATTTCAATCCACGCTTACAAACTTTAGATACTTAAGGTCTGAGTGGAAGAAGAACCAAGAAGAGGAACGACTACTAGGTGTAAGTATGACAGGTATTATGGATCATCCTGTACTAAGTAAACCTAGTCAAGAATGTATTGAATGGTTAAAGGAGTTACGTGAACATGCAATTGCAGTCAATAAAGAATGGGCTTCCAAACTTGGTATTCCTGAGTCTGTTGCTATCACTACTGTTAAGCCTTCAGGCACTGTCTCCCAGTTGGTGGGCTGCTCTAGTGGGATTCATCCTGCATACAGTAAGCATTACATTAGAACTGTACGAATGGATAACAAGGATCCGCTTACAGCGTTCTTTAAAGAAGCAGGCATACCAAACGAGCCAGACGTCACAAAACCGAGTGATATCACGATCTTCAGTTTCCCGCAGCAGGGTAGCAAATCAGGTATCACTAGAAATGAAACAAACGCCTTAGAGCAGTTAGAACTTTATAGTGTATATCAGAAGCATTGGACAGAACATAATCCGTCAATCACTGTGTACTATAAAGATAACGAGTTCTTAGACGTAGGTGCTTGGATCTATAATAACTTCAGTGATGTTTCAGGTGTGTCTCTCTTACCACACTCAGATCACATATATAAGCAAGCCCCCTATTCTGAAATAGACGAAGAGACATATAATAGATTAGTAGCAGAGTTTCCTTATGTAGACTGGTCTTTATTTAGTGAATCCGAGGATACAACAACGGGCACACAAGAACTTGCTTGTAGTTCAGGATCTTGTGAAATAGTAGGTAGTGCTGCATAAACTACTTGACAATCCTCCTATATTGTGATATAATATTTATATTATCATCGTATAGGAGGCTTTATGAGAAAGCCTATTTGGAACAAAATAGATTATACTAATAAGAAAATTGGAGACTGGACAATACTGTCTTATGGGTCTTGTACAAAAAAACTTAAAAGTAGAAACTATAATGTAACTTGGCTATGTCAGTGCTCTTGTGGATTTATTACAGAAGTAAATAAATATAATATAGTATCAAAAAAATCTACAGGCTGTAGTAATTGTGCAGGAAAAAGACATAGTAAAGAAAATAATCCTAATTGGAAAGGTTATAATAATATCTCAGGAGAAGTCTTTAGAAGGATACTTAATGGAGCTTTAGTCAGAGATATTGAGTTAAATATAACAATTGAAGATTTAGATTATTTATGGAGTAAAAGTAAATCTAGGTGTGCTTTATCTAATCTACCTATTACACTTCAAAGTACAGCATCTTTAGATCGTATAGACTCTTCTTTAGGTTATACTAAAGATAATATACAATGGGTTCATAAAGATGTTAATCTAATGAAAAATAAGTTTAATGAAATTGATTTTATAGAACTTTGTATTTTAATAGCAGATAATAATAGAAAGGATATCTAATGCACTTTACTCTTAGCTTTATTTCAGGTATGATGTTAGGAATAGAATTTGTTTCTGGGAAGGATTTAGAAATGGATGAAGAGTTTTCCTACGTCGTACTAGATTTACTAATAGTTAGAATTTTAATTACAACGAATTGGAGTTAGTATGGATTACAATCAAGTACAAATTAATAAAGCAGAGAATGGTTTTATTGTAGCATCTACAAAATATATCTTTGGTCAACAGCAACCTGAACAAGAAGTTAATGTATTTCTTAAGTGGGAAGAGGTAGAATTGCATCTTAACCCTAAGAAAGCAAAATTAGCTGTAGCTAGTTAGAAAAGAACTTCAGCAATGAAGCTATAACGCAATAAAAAAGGGCACTTAATATAGTGCCCTTTCTTTTACCCTAAAACCAGCCACAGGCCCTGCAAATAGCCTTGCTGAGGATTTGAGTGTTATTTGTTCATTACGTACATAGTTACTTCGAAACCAAAACGCATTTCTGTAGCTGCTGGTGATGTCCACATGATAAATCTCCTAAATGTCTAGTACGAATTTGTACTGTACATATATTATACCATAACATTACATTTCTGTAATCAGTATAATCATTAATCTACTTTGTTCTTCCATAGTTTCTTAAATGAATTAACATATCTTTCATAGAGACATCATCAGACACAGGCATTTTCATGAGTCGTTCAAGCTCAGATAGGTGCTGTCTTTTCTCTGTCATCCTAGCTTCCACTTCTCC